GAAACGTTAACGAGGCCAATGGACATGTCAGTGATTTTGAAATAGTCACTGTCGATGTTGTTGCCCAACCCAGTGCGCCAAACGCATATCCAACAGCCGTATACGAAGGTTTGATGAACATGAAATATGGTCATCGAGTTTTAGAAATGGCCAAAGATGCTGGTGAGGACAGCAAGGTACAGAGATACTTGAAGAGCGAGATTTCTCGTTTGATCAAAGATCTCAAGATTTAGGAGAAACGCATGCTAGATGCCATCAAACCGTTACTAGATAGCGACCTAATCAACGAGGAAACTCGTACAGCGATCTCAGAACAATGGGAACAAAAGCTGAACGAAGCTCGTGAGACGGTACGTGCAGAACTCAGAGAAGAGTTTGCACAACGCTATGAGCATGACAAGCAAGTGATGGTGGAAGCCCTAGATCGCATGGTAACAGACGGCCTCGCCGCAGAGATCCAAGCAGTTCAAGCTGAAAAGCAAGCACTGGCAGAAGATCGCGTCAAGTTCAACGTCAAGATGAAAGAATCAGCCACAAAGTTCAACGACTTTATGGTTTCTAAACTTGCCGAAGAGATTGGCGAACTGCGTAAAGATCGTAAAGTTCACACAGAATCAATCAATAAACTTGAAAGTTTTGTAGTGAAAGCTCTTGCTCAAGAAATCCGTGAGTTCGCACAAGACAAGAAGGATGCAGTGGAAACTAAAGTCCGTCTAGTCCGTGAAGCTCGCAAACAGCTTGAGGCTTTGAAAGCAAGATTCGTAAAAGAATCTGCACAGAAGATGAGCCAGTCTGTAGCCAATCATCTCAAGGCTGAACTTAGCCAACTACAAGAAGACATCAAAGTCGCTCGCGAGAACAACTTTGGTCGTCGTATCTTTGAAGCATACGCCGCAGAATTTGGTGCAACTCACCTCAATGAGAACGCAGAAATTCGTAAGCTCAACAGCGTTATCGCTGCCAAAGATCAGAAGTTGGCAGAAGCCATCAAGTTCACCGAGAAGGCCAAAACCCTCGTTGAATCAAAAGAACGCGAGATTCGCATAATCAAAGAATCCAATGAGCGCACCAAGCTCATGGACGACTTGCTTGGACCTTTAAACGAGGAAAAAGCCAGTGTTATGAAGAATCTGCTAGAAAACGTTCAAACATCCCGTTTAAAGAACGCTTTCGAAAAATATTTGCCAGCTGTGCTTGCAGATAACAAACCAGCAAAAGCTAAGTCAGTGATTGCTGAAAGTGTTGTCGAAGTCACTGGTGATAAATCTGCAAAGGTTGTAGCGGAAGATCGCAGTAATGTGATTGACCTCAAACGCCTGGCAGGGCTTTAATCTTAGGAAGGAAGAAGGAGACATTATGTCACAAGAACTACTAGAAAGCCGTTGGGATGAGACCAAAGAAGCCCTCATGGAAGGTTTGCAAGGTTCTCGCCGCAACACAATGGGTGTTGTCCTCGAAAACACCCGTAAGTACCTGAAAGAGAATGCTTCTGCAGGCTCAACCGTTTCAGGTAACATCGCAACATTAAACCGTGTGATTCTGCCAGTTATCCGACGTGTTATGCCAACCGTTATCGCTAACGAGTTGGTTGGCGTTCAGCCAATGACAGGTCCAGTTGGACAGATCCACACATTACGTGTACGTTATGCACAGAGCTTGACAGACAACTCAGCCGCACAAACATCAGTTACAGCTGGTGAAGAAGCACTGAGCCCATTCAAGATTGCTCAAGCATACTCAACAGTGCCTAAGGATACTGGCACAGCTACCACTTACACTGGTGCCGCTACTGCTACCCTTGAAGGTAACGGTGGTAAGCAAATCAGCGTTCAGATCTTGAAGCAAGCTGTTGAAGCTAAAACACGTAAGTTACAAGCTCGTTGGACATTTGAAGCCGCACAAGATGCACAAGCTATGCATGGTATTGATATCGAAGCAGAAATTATGGCTGCTTTGGCACAAGAAATCACAGCTGAAATCGACCAAGAGATCCTCTTGTCGCTCCGCACTTTGGCCGCAACAGAGTTCACATACAACCAAGCTACAGTTTCAGGTACAGCTACATTCGTTGGTGACGAACATGCCGCATTGGCAGTTTTGATCAACCGTGTTGCTAACTTGATCGCTCAGCGTACACGTCGCGGCGCAGGTAACTGGGCTGTTGTTTCCCCAACAACCTTGAC